AGGCCATGCGTCTCGACGTCTCCGGCAACCTCGGCTTAGGGGTGACGCCGAGTGCTTGGGATACGTTTAAGGCATTGCAAGTTGGCAATTCAAGCCTCCATAGTTTGACCACCGGGAACAACAGCGGCGTTACTTCAAACGCCTATTTCCAGTCCGGTTGGAAATACGTTGCGTCGTCCAGCGCAACTTACTACCAACAGTTCAACGGCCAGCACATCTTCTTCACCGCCCCCTCCGGCACCGCAGACAACGCGATCACCTTCACGGAGGCGCTCACATTAGACGCCAATCGCAATCTTTTGTTGAACGGCACGACCGCAGGCGCATCGTCTGTCGGTACTTTCGCAATCTTTAACGGCACAGCGCCAACAGGCTCTGTTACCAACGGTGTAATTCTGTACGCCGAAGACGTATCGTCCAGCAGTGAGTTGAAGGTCAGGGACGAAGCTGGCAACGTCACCACACTGTCGCCGCACAACTTTGAACTCATCCCAGATGGCCCGTCAGAAGACATGGCGTGGTCCTATTACTCTGAGCGTGACGGCAAACGCATTAACGTCGACATGCTCAAAGCGATGCGTCTGCTTGAAAAACTCAGCGGCGAAAAACTTGTGTTTCAATCGTAAAAGGAAACTGACATGACCCCCGTCTGGATTATCGAATGGCTTAAGACCACCCCCACCACTGTTGATCCCGCAGAGGCAGTCCTGACTGTCGGCTGGCGCTGCAACGGCACGGAAGTGGACGGTGACAAAACCTACTCTGGCTCGGTCTACTCGACCGTCAGCCTGCCTGCTGCCGATCCTGCCTCGTTCATTCCCTACGCAGACCTCACGCAAGACATCGTGCTGGGCTGGGTCTGGGCAAACGGTGTTGACAAGGACGCGACCGAAGCGGCTGTGGCCGGTCAGATCGAGAACCAGAAGAATCCGAAAGAAATTCAACCTCCTTTGCCTTGGGCTGCCTGATGAAAGAGTTCACCATCACGATCACGGTCGAAGAGGCTAACATCATTGCGATGGGCTTGGGCAAACTGCCGCTTGAGCTATCCGTTGCCATCTGGACGAAACTGCGAGAGCAGGTCCAGCAGCAGACAGAAGAGGAAAAATGAGAATTGCGTTTGGTAAGTGGACACCTGACCGACCGGGTATCGCAGGAGGGCTGACAGAGGCTCTAAACTGCCTCCCTGTCGCGTCAGGGTATGGTCCGATACCATCTAATGCAAACCTCTCTTCTACAGCCTCAGAAAGCCTTCTGACGAGTTTTATCGGCAGGCAGGGTACAACCACCACCCTTTTTGCTGCCGGGCCGACAAAGCTGTTTAAGTTTGATCCTGCTGATGCGTCGATGGATGATGTCAGTAGGGTGTCAACTGCTTACTCCACCACGACTCTGTGGACGACAGCACAGTTTGGTGCTGTTGTTCTGGCGGCGAATGGAATAGACAAGATCCAAGCCTGGGACATGGGATCGAGTACGGCATTCGCTGATGTTGCTGCTGCTGCGCCCACTGCTCAGTTTGTGACGGTTGTCCGGGATTTCGTGGTTGCAGCCAAGACTGCTAGTGAGATTTCTACGGTCTACTGGTCGGACATCAACGATGAGACGGATTGGACTCCTGGTGCTGGAAGCCAGTCTGATTCTCAGGTGATCGCTGACGGTGGCGAAATCCGTGGTCTGACTGGTGGTGAGTTTGGGATTGTTCTGCTGGAAAGAGCAATTGCGCGGATGACGTATATCGGCTCTCCGCTGTTCTTCCAGTTTGACATCATCGCTCGCAACCTCGGCTGTTACGAGTCTCGGTCTGTAGTTCAGTCTGGACCGCTGACTTACTTCTTGAGTGATGATGGATTCTTTGTGACCGATGGTCAGACGGTCAAGGGTATCGGGAACGAGGTGGTTGATCGGTGGTTTTACGATAATGCTGATCCGGCACAGTTTGACAAGATGTCAGCAGCAGTCGATCCGGTTAACAAGGTTGTGGTTTGGTGCTTCCGTGATATTTTCAACATTCAGCAATTGTTGATTTACAACTACTCGGTGGACAAGTGGAGCCATGCCAACACTACCGCTGATTATGTATCTACACTTGCGACTGCAAGTTATACGCTGGAGCAGCTTGCCAATATCTCATCGAGTATTGATGCCTTGCCAGCAACGCTGGATTCTCGTCTCTGGGCCGGTGGCAAGCTGGTTCTAGGTGGGGTTGAGGCTGATCGATTGGTGACGTTTGGCGGCGCTAATCAAACGGCTGTGCTCACTACAGGCGACATTGAAACGGAAGCCACAGAGACGATTCTGACGCTTGCCAGACCTATTGTTGATAATGGGTCAGCTACGGTCAAGGTTGCAGCGCGTTATCGTCTGGATGGCAATATCAGCTATTCATCTCCTGTTGCTGCTGATAGTGAGAACAGGATTCCACTCAGATCCCGTGGTAAGTACCACAGGGTAAGCCTGACTCCGACAGAAACCTGGATTACCGCTGTTGGTGTTGATGTTGAAATCAAAGCGGTGGGTGGCCGTTAATGTTCCGCAGGTTACCGCAGCAAGGTGGAACACCTCGGGATGTATCTGAGATTGTCAACCGGATTCTGGATGGCAAGATCAACTCTGTCGGGTTGATTACTCTCGACACAGGTGGTGCGACCAGTACGACCCTGTACGATGAGCGAATTAGCGATGACAGCATCATCCTGTTTGCACCCTACTCTGCTGCTGCTTCTGCTGATGGTGTGCCGTATGGAGCGTTTCAGGACGACACAGACCAGTCTGCTACCACGACAACTGCTGCCTATGCGATGTCGTTCAGCACGACAGACTTCAGCAATGGTGTGTCTGTTGTTTCAAACTCGCAGATCACTGTTACCAGTCCTGGTGTCTACAACCTACAGTTTTCTGCTCAGTTTGCTAATGCTGATTCGCAGATCCAAGACGTAGATGTTTGGTTCCGTAAAAACGGATCAGACATCGCAAACAGCAATAGCAGGTTTTCTATCAATGAGCGGCATGGATCTGTTGATGGTCATGTTATTGCCGCGCTGAATTTCTTTGTTGATCTGGACGCTGGAGATTATGTTCAGATCATGTGGGCAACCACAAATACAGCAGTAAAACTGGAGCATCTGCCTACAGCCTCGACCCCAACGAGGCCAGCAACTCCGTCTGTAATCGCTACGATAATGATGGTGTCTGAATCTTCAACGTCGGATGTCTACGCATCCAATCAGACGCAAGGTCAGGCAACCGTCAATCACTTTGCAAACAGTACCGCAGACAAAACCTATCGGTATGTCGTCCTCGGCTAGAGTCTTTATCGAACCCAATAATCTCCGGCAGGTTTGGGGTTACGTTCGAGAGGGCTTGCTGAGGGTGAAAGAGGCAAGTTCTGAGCCTTGGATACCGGAAGACATTTATTGCGACTGTTACTCCGGTAGATCAATGTTGTGGCTGATGGTTGAGAACGATCAGCCTGTTGGGTTTGGTGTGCTTCAGCCTGTAGGTGATTCCCTGCATATCTGGGCAGGGTATGGCAAGTTCCTGATGGAAGATGGTTTCCGTCACGCAGAGGAAATTGCTAAATCGGGTGGGGCGCGTAAAATCACGTTTGAGTCAAATCGGCCAGGATGGGCAAGGATGGCCGAGAAACACGGTTACAAGCCCGTTAGATGGGCGAAAGAGGTGTCGAATGGGTAGCAGATCAGGAACGTCTCAGACGGAAACTAGGGTCGATCCCCGTCTGGTCCCGTATATCGAGCAAGGTCTAGGTGCAGCACAGAGCCTGTTTCAGACCGGGCAACTCCAGTATCGAGATCCGCAGACGGGTGAGATGCGAGCCGGATATGTGCCGCAGTATTTTCCCGGTCAGACTTATGTCGGACCGTCTGAGTACACTCAGCAGGCCATGCAAATGGCCGCACAGAGGGCGCAGGCAGGCTCTCCGCTGGTATCAGGCGCACAAGGTGCTGTAGGGGCTGCTACTGGCTTTCAAGCACCTGCTGGAAGCATGTTTGGCAACATCTACAGCCAAGCAGGGCAGGGTCCGGCGGCAGGGATGTACCAAGACATCTACGGTCGAGCCGGTCAGGTTGCTCCTGATCAGACAGCAGGTGGTGCGTTTCTTGGAATGAATCCGTTCCTGCAAGCGACCTTCGAGGCTGCTGCGCGACCGATTACCTCCCAGTTCCAACAACAGATTCAGAACATCAACTCGCAAGCCTCTCGTGCTGGCCGGTATGGATCTGCGGCACAGGGTCAATTGCAGGCAGGTGCTGCTGAGTCACTTGCAGCAAATCTGTCTGGTCTGGGTGAGCGTCTCGGGTTTGCCGGGTATCAGCAGGAGCGTCAGCTTCAAGAGGCTGCGCTCAATCGTCAGCAACAAGCTCAACAGCAGGCACTCATCAATCAGCTTGCAGCGACCAGTGGCTTGGGTCAGACGCAGGCGCAACAGTTTGCGACTCAGTTGCAGGCGGCACAGGGTCTTACAGGAGCGGAACAGGGTGCGGCGAATGTCCGTCTGGCTGCTGCTCAGTTGGCTCCGACACTTGCTGCTCAGGATTACGCAGACATTCAGCGCCTGTTGCAGACTGGTCAGTTGGGCGAACAGTATTCCCAGCAGGAAGTGCAGGACGCAATCAATCGGTACAACTTCCAACAACAAGCACCTTTCCAAGCCCTTCAGCAATATCTGTCGTATATCGGTGGTGTGCCTGCTGGATCTCAACAGGTTGCTCCTGAGTACACTAATCCCGCTGCTACGGCACTAGGTGGTGCTGCGCTTGTAAGTGCTTTTAATCAACCGAGAGCAAACTTCGGCATGACCGCACAAGGAACCTAAAATGGCTGATCCGATGACCCTTGCAATGGTTGGTGCTGCTGCCGGTGCTGTGACCAACAAGAAAGACCCTCTGAAGGGTGCTCTTATGGGTGCTGCGCTGGGTGGTGGCGGTGGATTGCTGGCAGGTGGCGCAGGTGCGGCTGCTGCGTCTGCTCCGAGTTCTGGTCTGCTAGCTGGCATGACTCCGATGGGAGCACAAGCCGCTGGTGGATTGACTGCTAGCGCAATTCCTGCCGGAGGCGTGGCAGGTGGAGGTGCATTGCTTGCTGGTGGTGCTCCTGCCGCTCCGAGTCTTATGTCTCGACTAGCCAATCCTGCGACACTTGCTGCTGGCGCTCAACTCGCAGGATCATTTACACCTCAACAGGCGCAGACCGCTCCGGGCCGAGTTACTCCAGGTCAGCCTATCCCGATGGCATTCCAAGCCCCTGAGATTGTGATGAGCCGTATGGGTCCGTCAGTACCTAATGTGTTTGGAGATGAAGAGATTGGGTTGTTTGGCGTTCCTGGCATGAGGCGCAGCAGGCTGATTCCTGGGCAACGAGAAGAGATTTTGGAATACTTTCCGGGCCGGAGGTAATCATGGACGGAATCCTTGATCGACTGTTCCCTGCAAACCCGGTAATGGGTCTGTTGGGTGACGAAAACATGCTCCAGCAGGCTCGTCAGCAGGGTTTGCTGGGGCTTGCTGCTGGTTTGTTGCAAGCAGGTGGTCCGAGCAGGACTCGCACGAACATCGGACAGGCAATTGGGTCAGGGTTGATGGCTGGTCAGCAGATGTATCAGCAGGCTACCAATCAACAGATCCAGCAGGCTACTATGATGCAAAGGCTGCAAGAGGCGCAGCGTCAGCGTCAGCAGCAAGAAGCTATTAGACAGATCATGCCTTCTCTTGTACAACAAGGTGCGCCTACTGTTGCGGGTATGCGGCAGGATGTTACGCGAGACGAGGAAGGCAATCTGTTGCCGGGTTATGCCACCGGTGAATTGCAGATCAATCAAGCGGCGGCAAACGTGTTGCGTGGTGCGCTTGGTGATGATCCTGACAAGTTTAAAAAGGTCATGGAGGCTGTAGAACTACAGTTAAAGATGTCTCGCGCACCTAAGCCCGAGACTATTACGCTCGGAGAAGGGCAAACAGCATTCACAATCGGACCGGGCGGCATGGCTACCCCAATTGCTGCTGGTGCTACAAAGAAAAAAGAACTACCGGCTGATCTTCGTGCTGCTGCGTTCAGGGAGTTTGGAACAGATGATCCTAGTCAATTGACACCTGATCAATTGCAACGATTGCCTGCAATAGCAGAACAATCAAAGATTACTGTTGCAGCCGCTGGTAGACCATCTATTGAGGTCAAGACTGGCGAAACTGCTGCAAATGCAATGATCAAATCAGCCATTGAAAGGGCTGATGCATCTCAAATTGCGGCAGATGCTGCTTTTGAGACTCGCAGAACGGTTTCAAACTTGAAACCTTTGATTGAAGAAGGCGTTTTTTCTGGTCCACTGAGCGGTCAGGCCGCTGCAATTGCTAGGCTTGCCAGTGGCTTAGGTGTTACCGGAAGAAATACACAAGAACTGTTGAATAGAACAACTGCGACCATGCAAGGTCTTGCAAGCCTTGAGTTGGAAGCTGCTAAGGCAATGCGTGGTCAAGGTGCAATTACCGAAGGCGAACGCGCTTTGATCGCTCGTGCTGCTGGTGGAAACCTTGCCCAGTTCACTTCTGGTGAAGTTAAAACTTTGCTCAATGCTCTTGATAAAGTTGCGAAGTTTCGTATTTCGTCTCATCAGCGACAAGTTAAGTCTTTGCGAGAGATTCTTCCTGAGGAATCCAGAAGGTTTGCTGATGCGTATACGACAGAGTATGAAATCCCGACTCCGCAAACCATTGAGTCTGGAAGGAGTAAGTGGTAATGGCAAACATCACTATCACTTTTTCTGATGGCTCTACACACTTGTATGAAGGTGTTCCAGAGAGCGTTACCCGTGAACAAGTCATGCAAAGGGCTGCAAAAGACTTTCAGGGCAAAGAAATTGTAGACGTTAGTAGGCTTGCGTTTGGTGAAATGTCTGCTGGTGAAGTTGCTGCGCGTGGTGTTGCTGCACTTCCTGGATCTGTTGGAAAAATGGTTGGTGACATTGCGTCTGCAATCATGAGTCCTGTACAGACAGGCAAAGCTGTTCTTGACGTTGCTGCTGGGACGTTGCAAAACATTTTGCCTGAAAGATTGGTTCAGGCAATTGGTGAAGATCCGCAGTCCAGAGAAGCGGCTCGTCGAGTGGCGTCTATGTACGCCCAAAGGTATGGGACGACTGAAGGCTTGAAAGAGGTTATTGCAACTGATCCTGCGGCGTTTCTTGCGGATGTTTCGACGTTATTGACTGGTGGTGCTGCTGCCGCTGCTCGTGCTCCTGCTATAGCGGGTGGGTTGTCTACTGCTGCAAGTTTTGTCGATCCACTGTCACTGACTGCTAAAGCCGCTGGGACTGGGTTGCGTGTTGCTGGACAGGCTGCTGCCCCGATTCTTGGGATGACCACAGGAGCGGGAAGAGAGGCTGTCGAGCAGGCATATCAGGCTGGTCGTGCTGGAGGGCCGACTGCTGTACAGTTTGCAGAAAACCTGCGAAATCAAGCTCCGATGACAAATGTTCTTGATATTGCCAAGCAAAATCTTGAGCAGTTCAAGATTGATCGTGGCAATGTTTATCGAGCAAACATTTCAAACATCAAAGGCGATACAACCGTTTTGAAGTTTGACGGCATAGACAAGGCTCTGCAAAACGCTCAAGACAAAGTTACGTTTAAAGGCCAAGTTAAAAACGCTGAAGCTGCACAAAACCTGTCAGAAGTTAGGCAGATGATTGATGATTGGAAAAATCTCAATCCTGCTGAATTTCATACTCCTGAAGGTCTTGATGCTCTTAAGCAGCAAGTTGGTCAGGTTTTGGAGCGTACAAAGCCTGGGACTCAAGCTGATATGGTTGTAAAGAATGTTTACAACTCTATCAAGTCAGAGATCAGCAAACAGGCTCCGACTTATTCCAAAACCATGCAGGCCTACTCTGAAGCTACTGACCAGATCAGGGAGATTGAAAGAGCATTGTCGCTTGGAGACAAAGCGTCTTCTGACACTGCAATGAGGAAACTTCAATCTCTCATGCGGAATAACGCAGCGACAAATTATGGTCAGAGGTTGAACCTTGCAAGGCAGCTTGAAGAGCAAGGTGGTCAGCAAATGCTTCCGGCTCTTGCTGGTCAAGCTATGTCTGAACTGACGCCAAGGGGCATCCAAAGAGCAACGGCTCCGCTTGGTGTCGGTGGATTGTTTTATGCTGGTGGCGCTGTTCCTGCTGTGCTTGGCACTGCTGCTTCATCTCCAAGAATTGTCGGGGAAGCTGCATTCGGAACTGGTCAGTTAACTCGTGGCTTGCTTGGTGTTGGTGGGATGCTTCCAGAAGCCAACTATCCGGCTATCCTTAACCTGCTGTATCAATCCGAGCAGATGAAAGAGCAATGACATGGCAAAGACAAAGATCTCCGAGTTCGACACTAACCCAGACCTCAACACTGACATCAACTCTATCAACATCGCAGAGGGTTGCTCTCCTGCGAACATCAACAATGCCATTCGGCAGTTGATGGCTGATCTGAAAGAGTGGCAGAACGGTTCACAGGACAAGTACATTGCTCCTGCTGGGACTGCTGCTGCGCCATCGTGGACGTTCAACGGTGACCTAGATACCGGCTTCTACTCTGGCGGTGCAAACATTGTTGGTGTTTCTGCCAACGGTGTGTCTGTCGGTACGTTTACCTCTGCCGGGTTTGTTGGGAATGTGACGGGCAATGTGACGGGTAACGTTACAGGAAACGTGACTGGCAATGCTGGGACGGTAACGAATGGGGTTTATACGACTGGCAACCAAACGATTGCTGGCGTTAAGACATTCTCAAGCAGTCCTGTTCTGCCTACTCCATCAACCAGTGATAACAGCACAAACGCTGCTACCACCGCATACACTATTGCTCGCATTGCGAATGATGCACCCACCAAAACCGGATCTGGTGCGTCTGGTACTTGGGCGATTAACATTAGCGGAAATGCTGCAACAGCGACGAATGGTGTTACCACTGCAAATATTGGGTCGTACGCTCCTAGTTTGACTGGTAGCGGTGCAAGTGGAACATGGGGAATTGATATTTCTGGGAATGCTGCCACAGCATCAACTGCAACAACCGTTTCTGATGCTGCGATTACAGCCCCCAAATTAAGCGGCGCGCAAGCTGGATCTGCTCCTGTGTATGGTTGCAGAGCATGGGTTAATTTTAATGGAACCGGAACAACTGGAACAAACCAAACAATCAGAGCAAGTGGAAATGTTTCCAATGTTTATAAAAACTCAACAGGAAACTACACAATAAACTTTTCCACGGCGATAGATGATGCTAATTATGCCGCTGTATGTACTAGAAACGGGAATGGATTTGTTCGCACTGTTACTCTAGCAACAGGTAGTCTTGACATTTTAACTACCTTTGCAAACTCCGCTGGAAACATTGGTGGAGTTGCAGAAGATGTTTCAGAAATCTGCGTGATGATTTTGAGGTGATCATGAGCGAGGTCGAACAACTCCGCGCACACGTTGAGAAGATCGAGGCCAAAGTTGATGACCTCAATCACTCGATCAAAGACCTTGCGGAAGCCTGGAAAGCGGCTCAGACGCTGGTTGCTTTCATGAAGTGGCTTGCAGGTATCGGTGCTGCTCTGCTTGTGATGAAAGCAGCCTGGGATGGCTGGATCAAATAATGCTTGATCCAGTCAGCCTGCTGGCGACTGCAACGGCTGTCTTCAACGGACTGAAGGCTGCTGTCGAGGTTGGTCGAGAAGCTGAAGATATTTTCGGTCAGCTTGGCAAATGGGCCGGTGCTGTTGCTGATCTGCAAGAGTGGATTCGGACAGAGGAAGAGAATGCTAATAAGCCTCCTCCGCTGTTCAAAAAGCTGGTTTTCAAAAAATCAGCGACTGCTGAAGCGTTTGATGCGTATGCTGCCAAGATCAAGATCGCTCAGATGGAGGAAGAGATCCGGCACATGTTCACGCTTGGTGAACTTTGGTGGCTCGGAAAAGATGGGTACAACGAATTTATTATGATGCGGAGGGGCATCAAAGAGAAGCGAGAAAAGATGGTTTATGAGCAGATCCGCAGGCGTAAGAAGTTGATCAGGATGGTGACAGATTATGCTTTCATTGGCATGATTGTGTTCACGGGCGGTCTGATAATTTGGCACATCATTGCATTCATCATCGACCAATCATGACAAACGAAGAGATTGAAGTCAGGGTCTGGGCAATCATCACGCTGTCGCTGACTGGCATTCTAGTTGTGTCGGTGTTAACCATTCTCGGCGGTGTTCTGTTTGTCGAGCATGACATGGAGCGCATGAGTCCGATTGATGAGGCTTTCCTTGCAATCTTGAAAGACATCATGCTGCTGTGTATTGGCGCAATTGGTGGTGTCGTTGGCCGCAAGTCTTTATCTACCGCATTGGAGAAGCGCAATGCTTCCAGCGTTGACAGCACTGCTTCCGTTCGCTAGTAAGATTCTCGATAAGGTTGTACCTGACCCAGAGGCCAAAGCCAAAGCACAGGCTGAACTGGCTCAGTTAGAGCAGTCTGGTGAATTGGCGAAGATGGCGAATGAAACGGAACTGTTTAAGGCAGAGCAGCAGAACGTCACAGACCGCTGGAAAGCGGACATGGGTAGCGATAGCTGGCTTTCCAAAAACATCCGTCCCATGACCCTTATAGCGATCCTGTGTGCGTATTTTGTATTTGCCTCGGCCTCTGCTTTCGGATGGAGCGTAAACGAAAGCTACGTCAAGCTGCTCGGCGAGTGGGGTCAGTTGATAATGCTTGCGTACTTTGGCGGAAGAACTGCTGAAAAGATTTTCACCAAAAGAGGTGACAAGTGAAGTTTGATATTTGCTTTCAAATGGTGATCAAGCACGAGGGTGGATTCGTTGCACACCCGTCTGATCCAGGTGGCATCACTAACCTCGGAGTCACTAAGGCAGCATGGGAAGAATATCTTGGCAAAGAAGTAACAGAACAGGATATGCGCGATCTAACGGTTGAGACGGTCAAGCCGTTTTATCGGAAGAACTATTGGGATCGTGTTCGAGGCGATGACTTGCCTCCTGGGGTTGACTATGCCGTGTTTGACTTTGCGGTGAACTCTGGTGTTGCCAGAGCCTCCAGGATGCTCCAGGAATGCGTAGGAGCCACGAAAGACGGTTCGATTGGTCCCAAGACTGTCGAGGCTGTAAAAACGCATGATGCTGCTGTATTGGCTCAGGAACTGTGCGACAAGCGATTGGAATTTCTCCAAGGCTTGCCACACTTTCAGACATTCGCTAGAGGTTGGACTCGTCGGGTGCTGGAGGTTGCGAAGGCTGCTCAAGAGATGACGAAATAAGCCTGTTGATGTACCACTGAGCCTTTCGTAGATCCTCCATTCCGTTTTTCTCTTTCCACCTCCATAGGTACTTGATCGCGTTAGCGGTACAGACAGCATCGATACCTTTCAGGTTAGCTGTTGCTGCTGCTAGCGCGTCTATACACTCTATAGATCCCTGCTTGTAATGGCTTGGATTGATTGCATCAGAATGGGAGGTCATCGTCTTCCCCAGGCTGTCGAGCCTTTTTTGGCTCGTCTTGGCGAGGCTCCATCAGGCTTGCCCAACCATCCCAACCGACAGGGATGGACTCAATCTTGAGCGACATCCTGCCTGCTTTGGTTTGGATGACTGTTCCGATCCTGATCCACTTGGTTTTTTCTGATCCGTCTTTGGCGGTGTACTTCTCACCTGCTGCGGTCACTTCGTAAACGACTGGCATCTGTTGAACTCCTGTTGAACATCGTTGAGAAACTTGATCACACCTTCTTCTAGCTTTGCGATCTCCTCTGGCTTTGGCTCAAACCTGACCACGAACAGTTGCAGGTGCTCTGGAAGCCTGTTGTCGAACGACACAAAATCGCACCACTTGCGACCAGTGCAGGCCAGTTGAGCCAGCATCTGCCGCTTGTACTTTGTCGGGACTTTGCCTTCTAGGATGTAGTCCACATGGGTTGTTGAGTGTGGGCATTTGATCTCTACCAGACCATCATCCCCTACCAAACCATCCGGCGAAGCACCAAACCACTCTATAGACGGGTGTTTGTGAAAGCCTGTTTTATCTACGAATCCATTTTTGGACTCATACGCCATTCGTGCGACAGGTTCCAAGTCTGTCCCTCTTTGCATTGCTGCTGATGAGAAGGAATCCTGTTGCTGGCCGGTGAGTCTCTCTGTCACAAGCTGGATCAGGTAGTTCCGTCTGGCCGCAGTTTCTGAGCCTGCTAGCGCATCGTTCATGCGAGATGCGGTAGCAGAACCGAGTCTGGCATTGATCCATTCGTCGGTTCGCTGTTCCATTACGCAATCTCCATCAGTTCAGCCTTGCGCGAATCCTTTGCTGCGTCAATAGCTTTCAGAGCCTCAGGATCGCCCTGGAAGGCTTTGAAAGCCTTGGCGTACATGGTTTTGAGGTCTTCCATCGTTGCAGCCTCTGAGAGCGTTTTAACGGCTGCTGTTGAATCTAGCGGACGCATTTTGGTTTTGCTTGCAGCGTTACCGTCATCGTCTTCTGGAGCTATGCCGGTGATAGCCATCAAGCTATATCTACGAGCGTACGAAAGGGCCGAGCCGTATCCTTGCGCGTCTTGCTTGCTTGCAGGAACGTGAAGCTTGCCGCCGGATAGGGTTTCACCCGACTCATGGATCAGCATGGTTTCGACGATGACCCCGTTGTCGCACTCGTGGGTCAGTTGTGTCAGATAGATCCCATTCTTGTTGAGGCCATCAATCACTGCTTCGACGACTGCTGCGAGATCAGCGTATTTGCTGCGGAAGTGTGGGTTCACGCTGGTCTTGAGTGCTGGTCCAAATGCTTGCTGTGCTTTGACGAGCGCGGATGCGATTTGCTTCATGATCTGTTCTCTCCGAAATAGGTTTCCACCCGAATTTGCGCCATGTTTGTGTTACGTCTGTGGCGGCGCTTGGAACCCAGACAAAGTTTGGATCTAGGATCATGCTGCAAGTGCTGCGTACATCAGCGCAAAGAATGCTGTCCACAGGAATCCCCAGATGCTGAAGGCAAACAGCTTGCGCTTTATCTCTTCGCGCTCCTGGTGACGCTGCACCTCATACTCCCAGCGGTTCTGATCGTTCATTTCTTCTCTCCAAGTAGATAGTCAATCTTGCCTTGCAAGGACAGGACGTCCCGAACGTAATCAATCCCTGCTTCGCGCAGGTACTCACCAGACATATCGAAGCTCTTGTGGTCTTGCTGAACCATCTTGCTCAGCAGAATCTGCACTTCCTTCAGCACATCAACCAACATCTCGATCCCCTTGTGTGTGTCGATGGTTGACATTCTCACTACTTCCAAACACACGGTCAACACAAATATTTTTATTGTTCTTTGTTGCTTGTTAGCTAAAATCTATAGCTTCTGTTTGCACCACATCAACCTGTAGTGTAGCATTGCGTCAGGAGGTGTCAAATGGACCCAGAACGAGCATTGAAGGCTGCGTCAGCGATGGTGGGTGGGACTGATGCTTTGTGTCGTGAGTTGAGGTTGAGCAGGCAAGCGGTCTACAAGTGGAGAAGCACAGGCATTCCAGTCAAGAGGGCGGTGCAGATCGAGAGGCTGACCGAGGGTCGGATCAAGGCGAGCGAACTTTGCCCGGAGGTGTTCGGTGACGAATCTCACGGCACGAAGTAAGGCTCACCTTGTAGAGCTTGGCTATCTGGTTGCGACTGTGGAGCACTACAACGCTTTCACAAGGAGGAAGCATGACCTGTGGGGCTGTATCGATCTGCTGGCGATTGGCAACAGGGAGACGATTGCTGTCCAGGTGACCAGCAAGAGCAACCTTGCTGCCAGACGACACAAGATAGAGGAAGCAGAAGCCTATCCAGAGATGCTGCGGTCAGGCTGGAGAGTGATCCTGCATGGTTGGTACAAAGAGGGCAACAGGTGGAAGTTAAAGGAGGTGGAACTGTGAGAGTTTTAGTCGCTTGCGAATACAGTGGTGCTGTGCGTGATGCGTTCATTCGAGCTGGTCACGATGCCATGTCCTGTGATCTTTTGCCGACTGATGTTGATGGGCCGCACTACCAAGGTGATGTCAGGGATGTTTTGGCTGATGGATGGGACTTGATGGTGGCTCATCCTCCATGCACTCACCTAGCGGTTTCTGGAGCGCGATGGTTCCATCTTAAGCAGCGCGAACAGGCTGAAGCCTTGGAGTTTGTTCGTCTGTTGCTTGATGCTCCTGTAGAGCGGATTGCTTTGGAAAACCCTGTAAGCATCATCAGCAGCAAGATCAGGAAACCAGATCAGATCATTCAGCCGTGGATGTTTGGTCACGGAGAGACGAAAGCAACCTGCCTGTGGCTAAAAAACCTTCCTGTCTTGCAACCTTCCAACATTGTTGAAGGTAGAGACAACCGTATCCATCGTATGCCCCCCAGTCCGACCAGGTGGAAAGAGCGCAGCAAAACCTACCAAGGAATTGCTGATGCGATGGCAAACCAATGGGGGAAGCTATGATTATTCCGCTGATTAACGACAATGCCCGTAAACAGGCTTTAGAGGCCGTACAAGCGTCTAAATTGGGCTGGGTGGTGTCTATCTCTAAACCCAACAGAACAACGGCTCAGAACGCACTCTATTGGGCTGTCTTGCATGAGGTCGCAGAGCAGATCAAGCCTGGGTCAGAGTACAGCGCAGAGACTTGGCATTGCTATTTCAAGACGCTATTCCTGAATGGTCGGGTGATTGAGCTTCCGAACGGGAACATCATCGAGCAAGAGCCGACAACGACAGGGATGACGACCGCGGCGTTCTCGGACTATGTGGAAAAGGTGATTGCATGGGCGACAGAGAGGGGTCTAGTCTGGACGGACGACTTACGTGCTATGCGTGTGGAACGCGACACGATAACGCGGTTGCCAAGCATCTACCAGACGGAAGCGTAGTGGGTTTGCACAGCAGGGAGTACAGGCTGTATTGCGAGGCAAAGTGGGTGCTGTCGAGGCCGAAATCATCCAGAAAAGGATACCTAGAGCAAGTTGAAAAAGCTCGCGGCATGTCAGGGCGAGAGGAACTTCAACAGGAAATCACGAGGTGGTGGAATGTACAGAAACAAAGCTCTATTGCGAGCGGTGGCTAGTCTTCCGTGTCAACTGTGTGGCCGGGAGGGTGAGACCCAGGCTGCTCATGCGAATTGGACAGAGTACGGCAAGGGCATGGGGATGAAGGCGCATGATGTCTACTCTGCTGCGCTATGTGTTGGATGTCATGCTGGGATCGATCAGGGGTCGAAACTCAGCTATCAAGAGCGCAAAGAGTTGTGGGAGGCTGCATGGCGCAAGACCATGCTTGTGTTGTTCGAGGATGGATTGGTGGTTCCAAAATGAGAGCAAAAATACAATGGGCAACACCGGACGCTGACCAGCAGATCCTGTACATCGCAAGGGTTAGCAATCCAGAAGGTCAGTCATCCGGCAAGACAGGGTTGCTGCGATACCTGATGGAGCATGGTCACGTTTCGCCCTTCGAGATGGCTAACGTCTGTATGGAGATTGAGACGACCAGGGACATCGGCAGGCAGATCCTGCGGCATCGGTCATTCAGCTTCCAGGAGTTCAGCCAACGGTATGCAAGTGCTCACTTACTAGAGCATCCCCAACCCAGACAGGCAAGGATGCAGGATCACACGAACAGGCAGAACAGCATCCCGACTGCGGATGAAGAGCTTGCAAGATGGTGGGATCAGGTTCAGTCCTGGGTCATCAAAGAGACTGACAGGCTGTACTCCGAGGCGATGAAGCAGGGCATCGCAAAAGAGCAGGCCAGGGTGTTGTTGCCGGAGGGGTTGACCAGCAGTCGGATGTATATGAACGGGACTCTTAGGTCATGGATCCACTACCTCAAGCAAAGGCTAGATCCGACCACACAGGCAGAACACAGGCAACTGGCAGGGTTGATCCTGGCTGAGTTGCGGACTGTTGTGCCGATTACTATGGACGCTTTTTTTGGAGAGCAAGCATGAAAAAACTGATCTTTGTTGTCGGAATGTTGATGTCAGGTATCGCTGTTGCCAACTGTGTGACGCATACATACTTTGTCAACGGCAGGATGGTGATCTGTACCACTTGCTGTACAGGGACTTTTTGCAACACCAGTTGTATGTGAATTTGTAAACCTGTACAATGTTCTTGTTGGTGTGGAAGCCGACTGAGAGCTATCTATCAAGACTCCGACCCCGTTAGGGGTAGTTCCAGCCGCAAACTGGGATTCTTCCACCGGGGTCTTGGCAGATAGCTTTTTTTTCGCCCCCACTCCAGCCGTTCCCCTCACGATAGCAAGAGCCTGCATGGGCTGCGAGGGAGAAAACACCGGCTAATCCTCACCCTGATTGCGAGCCGACCAGCCTGTCTGCGAGGGACTGGTGTAGATGTTGGAGACAGCGGTGGTAGACCACTCCGACATCGAAACAATCGCAGCCTCCGGGTACTCTGGCCCTATCACAGGATGGTAGGGTGGGAGAGGTGGAAATCCCAGTGCTTCGCAAAAGTGCTCGGCTCCACCCTGGGGGAGGTCTGTCTAGAGAGACAGGTGTTAGGCAAAACCTATAGACACAGACAAAACGATAAAAATAAATTCCAACACAAGCCTTCTGATCTGGTTTACAGTATCACCACTGACACACACAACAGCAGAGGCAAAAATGAACATAGACGCACAACTCAACGCAACGCAATCCAGAAGGATGGCTGCTCAGGATCGCTATCTGACCAGACTGGAGAAGCGGGAGGTCGCAGCAGAGAAGATGATTGGTGAACTGAGTAGCGGGAAGTTCTATGTTTTCCCGGTTGGAGGAAAGTACCGAGAAGGATCAAAGGCAGAGTTAGTCGATTTTCTGATCAGGAACAAGTACGCATGAAGCCACAAGACGTTAGTCCTGAGTGCTGGGATGACTTCCTGGCACACAGGAAGGCAAAGAGGGCCATTGTCACAACCAGGGTGATCAACACCATCAGGCAGGAGGCGCAGCTTGCAGGGTGGACTCTGGAGCAGGCACTCGATCACATGGTGCTGATGGGATGGCGAGGGTTTAAAGCTGACTGGGTGGAGAAGAAGCAGGTCAAGCAAGACCTCTGGAGCCACCTTACAGGCAAGAACGTCATCGACATGGAGGTTGCCAAATGCAAAGCTATTGCGAACGGCTGATCGACCGTTTTGGGCTTCTGTGGGGCAAGCAGAAGGTGCTGTCCAACTTTGGCAAGACGCCAGAAGAGATTGATCAGGCTAAAGCAGCCTGGGAAGCTCAGTTGCGATCCGTGCCTCCAGACACGATCAGGATGGTGCTAGATCACCTCCAGCGAGATCCCCCAGACTGGCCACCAAGCCTTGCTCAGTGGATACAGCTTTGCAAGCAGTTTAGGGCGGCAGAACACAAGCCTGCTGCGCTACCTCCTCCTAAGCAGGTTACTCCAGAAGGCAAGGCAATCATTCAGGATGCCGTGTCACAGATCAGGACACCAGCGTTTGACTTCCTGCATTGGGCTAGGTTCCCAAAGAGCGCACAGGCGATCCTGGAGATCAGCAGAGGGGCTAGGACAGACAGCAGGCTTGCAGACATCCTAGCCCAACACATTGCAGACGGAGGTGCAAATTGTCAGCCAGAAGCCAGGAAGCAGCTTGCCCCAATCATAGAGAGCCGCAGGGCGTCAGTGTCGGTCTGATCTACCTGTGTCCACTGTGCGATGACTTCCATGTTAGGAATCTTCTATCGGAATCGGAAGAGCGATTAGAAAATATTCCGAAAAAGTTTACACAAACAATAAAAAGTGTGGGATGATTCCCTCATCAACAGGAGAGCAACATGCAAATCGAGACACGAATCGCTGGAATCCCTTGCTTGGTTGAGGCTGATGTGTACGTTAGCCAAGGATCGTACAGCCGCAACGCTGCAAGCGACTGGGACTACTACGGATGGGCAGAGGTTGGTGAGTTCAGGATCATGGATCGGCGTGGACGTCCTGCTCCGTGGCTTGAGCGCAAGCTCACGAACAAAGAGATCGAGCGCATCGAGTCAGAGTTGATGAGGGCAGCATGATCAACCAGGAGGCGATAACAGACGCTGATCTGATGTTCCGATCAATGGCGAACTGTCCGACAGGCCCGAAGGTTCTCCTGCTCAACAAAGCAGGCATTGCCTCGACGGGCTGGTGGGACGGGAAGGACGACTGGTATGTGGGTTGGTTCCCGTTGCCGAAGATCCCACCAGAGATCCGGGAGTTGGTGGAACCGACGTATCGACCCCAGTCAAACATCGGCAATCTGCTAGGGGATTGAGATGACACGAGACGACATCATCAGCATGGCGAAAGAGTCCAAGCTGCCATACGAATACGACACGGGCCGCGTCATCCATCTAAAAGAACTGGAGCACTTTGCAGCCCTGATCGAAGAACGCATCCACACGAACAATAAAGCAAAGTGGTATCAGGAAGGGGTTGAGGCAGAGCGTGAAGCCTGCATCACATTAATCGAAAACATCGCCCAGTCATATCACGAGCCTTCATGGGCGTTTGATCTGGTCAAGAAGATCAGAGCAAGGGGCCAGTCATGAAATTAGAAGTCTTCGAGGATCGAATGTACTTCGATCAATTTGCGGTCCGACCCGAAGGATCAAAGAGCTTCAACGACACGATCCACTTTGTGCGGAAGGCGGATGCGCTGGTGGCGATGCGGGTCATTGAGAACTGGATCGCTCAGGAGCGAGAGGCTTGCGCGAAGGTGTGTGATGACCGCATAACCAATGAAGCTGGAATGCAGCGAGAGGATTATGAGAATCGACAATGCGCCGCAGCAATCAGAGCACGAGGAGAAAATAAATGAGCTACACACCGGGGCCGTGGAAGCACAGACCATCGATGTATGGCCGACAGTATCGATACGTTCAGATCGGAAGTTTCGCCGAATACACGACCGGCAATGTCAAAGCAGCAGATGCCCGTCTAATCGCAGCAGCCCCTGATCTTTTCGAGGCACTGCAAGAGATTGTCGATGCTGCTGATGGAAATGGGTGGGACCAGCTTAATGCGACGTTTACAAGAGCGCGAGCAGCACTCAAGAAAGCAAGAGGTGAGAGATGAATAAACCAACAGGTGGACCGGCGTTTCCAACGGGCACGGCATATCAAGGCATGACGCTTAGGGACTACTTTGCGGCCAAGGCGATGCAGACCAAAACATTCAGCGTTCGTCCTTATGACACCACTAAAGAAATTGCAAATGATGCTTATCGAATGGCAGACGCCATGCTTGAAGCAAGAGGTGAGAAATGACACGAGATAACATCAAACCATTTATCAAAGCCACTACACCAGACAACTCCGACGCGATTGCAATGCTTGAGCAATGGCTTGAGGATGCCAAGGCAGGCGAGATCGTCACGGTCGGTCTGGTCGGCAGGCGGGTCGGTGGCGAGTGGCAGACAGCCATGAGCAGCAGTCAGAACAGCCTTGAGGACGCAGCCATGCTGATCGAACTCGGGATGCGGCGTCTTGGTTTTAAGCAGAGGTGAGAAATGAAACCGAAATTCACCCGCACAATCGGAGGCGTTCCAACAATGACGATGATGGAGCTTGAGCATATCGTCTCGCAGTTGGTGACCATCATCGAGGGTCTGGTCGAAGGCGCAGAGCCAGACTGCGGTGATCCGTCCTGTAAAGATTGCGAAACGTGGCGACCGGCTCGTGCGGCGATTAAGGAGTTAAAGAAATGAGCATTGAAGCAATGAAGCGGGCGCTGGAGGCTAATCATGTGCATGATTGATGATGTTGAATGCGTCGAGCTGCTGCGAACTTCTATTCAGAAAGCCAAGACGGCGCACAAATGCCGTGAGTGTTTTCGCTCCATCGCTCCCGGCGAGCAGTATCACACCGATGTGTTCGTGTTCGACGGAGAATTCACCAACCACAAAACCTGTTCGCACTGCATGGTGGTTCGCAACTGGTTGCAAGACGAGTGCGGCGGGTTTTTGTACGGCAGGGTCGAAGAGGATGTCCGTGAGCACGTTTTTAACCATGACGGCTACGGGTACGAGTTGTACCGAGCCGTTGTCGGTATGCAGTGGAAATGGCGTACAAAATCCGGGCGATTGTTACCGATTCCGACGAACATCAGAACAACGGATGAATTGAGAGGTGAGCGATGACCATCGAAGCGATGAAGCAAGCGCTGGAGGCGCTGGAAAAGAACTACGTGCTGATCAACGGTACGGAGCGTTTTCTAGGTTTAGACCAGATTAAAGACACTTACTACGCTGAGTGTTTTGACGTTGATGGAATCAACAAGCAGACCAACGACGCAATCACCGCCCTCCGCACCGCCATCGAACAGGCAGAGAAGCCGGTGGCGTGGATGTACGTCAATACTGATGGTGAGTGCGAGCAAATCGAATACGGTCTATGTGATTTCGATGACCCGAGCATTCAATTGCTCTACGCCGCACCACGCCAATGGGTCGGGCTGACGGATGAGGAGATCGAAGATATTTGGAATAAACACGAATTTCGTTTTGATTATTACGAATTCTCACTTGCAATCGAAGCAAAGCTAAAGGAGAAAAACCGGTGAAGCAAGTCAAGTTGTTTGTTGAGATAGATGACAACGCGGTGTCCTTGCTGTTTACATGGGACTGGCAAGCATGGGTTTGTAAAATGGACGATGACTTCATGCGAGAACTTGGACCATTGCCTTTTGAAGCAGAAGAATGAAGCGACTTGATCACCCAGATTGCAACTGCCCGATTGGAACAGGAAGCGAAGTCAAAGAAACGAGGATGGACACACGATACGGCTTCACCTACAGACGCAGGACTTGCGCCGGATGCGGACTGACATTCGGCTCTTACGAGATTCCGATCATGAGTCTAAATATGGACCAGTTTGAACCAATCAACCCGCATGGAAAACGAAAATGATTGATACAGACAATTTCAAGTCGCATTGGATTCCAGAGCATATGCTCATTGCAAACGTTATTTCGCTTGCTGTAAAAGACGCTTGCTTAGAGCCTTATAAAAATCCTGTTGCAATGCAATGGGATGCAATGACAGCGCATGATTTTCTGTGGGGTGAGGGACTGGAGAGCTATATCCACTGGTTAGATATTGATGTTGATTTCTTCCGAAAGAAATTGATTCAAACGATGGCAAACGACAGGGAACATATTTTCAATGGAATCAAATCAGATGAACGAAGAGCATTTAGATTCAACAAAAAAATTTGGGACAGAGAATCTGAACGATTGGGTGGCCGGATGGCTAACGATAAATCGGCTCGTTGGCGATCTGTGGACAAACTGCCTGCAAAAGGACTCTCAAAAAGCTCAGGAAACTCTGTTAAACATACAAACGGAATCGAGGCTCTTGTCCAATACCATCAAACTCATTCAGGAGAGTGATCATGCAAAGAATGTCTTTCGATGAACTCCACGTCAAAATCATCCAATGGAGCAGGGACAGACAAATCATCCCAAACTCAACCGCTAATGCTCAATTCCTGAAAGCAGTTTCAGAGATGGGTGAACTCGCAGACGGTCTGGCAAAGAAGGACATCGGACTCACTGCGGATGCTGTGGGTGATGTCATGGTCTGCTTGATCAACTTCTGCGCTCTTGCGAACTTAGACATCGTTGAATGTCTGGAAGGTGCTTACCATCAGATTAAAGACCGCAAAGGTTTTCTGATGCCGAATGGTGTATTCATCAAGGATGTAGCATGAAAACAGCGCAAACCGTCTGGACGTACCGAAACATCATGTATGTCCCTCATTGGATCAAAAAAGGGATCTGGGTCAGTCCTGGGTATCCAAGGGTCAACCAAGTTGAGTTTGACAAAAAGCGTCTACAGAAACTTGGCGCAATCGAACATACTTACCCACTGTTTGCACGAGTCTAAAAATTAGGGATAATGGTGGGACTCTCCTCCCCCCGTTATCCCCCTATCATTGGGGGATTT